AGTCATACTCAATAATTAGTTTGTTTGCGTATACCGTTCTGGCTGAGGCTAGTTCTAGAACGTCTCTGGTCTCGTCTGCCTGATATACCTTTAAGTTATGAAAATAAACATTGTATGGCTCTATGCCAGTGACAGGATCTGAGCACCATGCGTTTATGTCTTGGGCTGCTGAATCTTCACGATCAAGAGCGTCTGTGATAATTCTGTGAGCATCTGTTATTTTGCTTAAGTTGGTGCAATATAAATAATAGACCAACTGCTCTCTTTTATGTCTATAAAATGGGCTTGGTCTAAATCTAATTAATCTTTCATACTGAATCAATAGTGGGTCAGAGACTCCTGGTGCAGCAATATAATTTCTAAATACATCTTCTATGTTTGTAGGGGATGTAGGGAATATTGGAACCATTTGCTCTGTACCGCTTAAAATACCAAAACGTTGAAGTTGTCCAACAACATAGTGATTTACAAAAGTTGGTGGAAATGCGGTAACGTTAATATTTTCCATAATCTTATTCTACCCCAATCTTTGCATTTGTTATCCACTTGTACCCAGTAGCAACGCCTCTTGGTCTGCCCTGCTTTGCTCCTGCTTTTAAATTCTTTTTATAAATAGTTGGGTTGCTAATATAATCTGAAACTCCACTTGCTCTTAGGAATGCTTGAGTAAAATATCTTCTCATGAATTCATCAAAGATTCTTTCAAAAGAACCTTCCACTTCTGTTCCACCTGGATTTCTTACTGTAATTGGCTTTGATGTAAAAACAGTTTCTCCACCTGAGTAAAATCTTATTACAGAGTTTTTCTTTGGTTTTATGAAAACTGGAATTCCATCTTCCATTATTCTTGCTTTATTATAAAAAGGTGTATTAGTGTCTGCTTGAACACTTGTTGATTGTCTAAAAGTTGAGCCTATAGAAAGACCAAGATTGCTAACAGTATAATTAATATCAAACAGTCTTGCTTCTGGACTTCCAGTTCTGTACCACTCATATACGTGGTGAAGTGCTGAACTGTTTGCTCTTGCTTCAACATCTATGTACTCACCTAAAGCAAAAATAACGCCTCTTCCCAAATTGTCAAGAAACACCTTTTTGCCTTTTTGTGCACCTTCTAAAAACCCTAAAGAATAGTTTGCAATATTTAAAAGATCTTTTTCAAAGTTGTTTGTTGTTAGTGAAACTCTCATTAGTCACCAACTGTCTGGTTTTCGGTTCTACGCCAGAGCATTTTGTAGTATTCTATTTCGCCAAATGGACCAACAAATGGCTCAAGAGTTCCAACTTCATATATTGTTCCACGACCAGTTCTTGGTCCAGCAGTTTCCTTATAAAGTATAATATCGGTTTTGCTTCTAATGTTTGTAATAAGAATGTTTGTTATTGCATTTTCTGACTCATTAGAAGACACTCTTATGTCTGATCTTGATCTACAAACTAATTTTCCATCATATTGTAAAAATGTATCTGGCTTTAATTCAACATCTCCAGCACCGCCTACTGTAGTAGCATTGCAAACAATAGTTCTATCAAATACCCATTCTTTGTTAGGCTGACCATAACTATTTTGTGTAATTATAGGATAGTAAATATCAGCCTTCATTGGATAGATAAAATCTGTTGTATCGCAACTTATCATTACAATACTCCAGGTGTACCAAAGTTTGTTATATACTTTTCTAGGATTCTGTCTACTAGGATATTTCCTGTACCTTCAAGTGCAGACTTATCAATCTTAATCTTATATTGATCGGTAGAGTAGTCAAGGATATATCTCTTGTGATATTCCATTCTTCCACACTTAATATCATCAATAACCATTGTAATAGCATCCTGGATATCATAAGGCACTACCTTGTACCCAGTTTCAAGCGAGAACAGATAGTTGAAGGTTATTGGAAATGTAACACCTGCTGCAACTGCTAAAGTTACTGGGCTATCTTCTGTGTCATATAAATATATGGAATCTGATTCACCAAGCGGTACACCCTTTGGTGTTCCAACTGCTCTAACATATGAATCAGTCATTTGCTGATTCCATTCTTTAATAATTGCTGTCTTATCTTTTGTTAACAAATAATTCCACTCATATAATGCTGCAGGATCTTGTGTTGAATCCCAGACAAGTTCATTATTTTCGTAAGCCTTTAAGATTTTATAAACTCTGTCCCAGATAGCAAGGTAGTCTGTTCCATTACCATTTACTTCATACCAAGATCTTTCGTAGTAAAATCCACCTGGAACTATGGAGTCAATAATTGCTCTAGCCAAGGCTTCATACTTAATGTATTCATTAATTTCTGTTGCTGTGCCAGAACCATTAGTTCTTGCCAATGTTGTAGGATTTACATACGGACGCATAATCTCTAGGTTGTCTTCAACAACGATATCTCCTGGCTCTGGATTTTCAGAACCTGTTGAGTATACCGCTTCAAATATTGCTAAATAGTATGACTCATCATAAGAATTAAATTGATCTGGCAGTGTATACTCTAGTTTTGACGCACTGGTAGATACGATGGTTTCTGTAATATCGTTTACATTTCTTGTGCTTTCATTAATAACAAGAATATAATCAGTATTTGGCAAAGGAACATCATAAGATATTGTAAGCGGATATGGTGGTAAGCGCAGAATTTGCATTAGATTTTACCGTAGTGTTTGGCTACTTCTTTAGGCGATGCTTCACGCACTGCTTTATGAGTTAACCATTTAACGGATGCCTCCTTAGTGACAATGTTATATCCTTTTTCAAGGGCACCCACACCAGTCCAATGTAGATTACGCTCTGAGTAAAGTGCAATCTTTTCTTTTGGATTCTCTACTGCTACTTCTTCTACTGGATCTTTTCTTGGTACAAAAGGCAAAATAGCCTCTAGCATTTCCTCTTTTGTTTCAGTTCCATATAAATCTATATTGTGCTTTTTGGCATATGCCTGTAATTGTGGTACTGTCTTTTTAGCAAATTTTTCTACTACTTCTACTGTTGTTGCCATAATATCCTCCACTGCTATTATATCAGAAATGAATTATCTTCTGCTTGCTCTCAATGTTTGTGGTCTTCTAATACCACTAGGTGTTCCAGAAATTGATATATTCTCACCAAATATGGGTGTTGGTATATTTCCTAAAACATTGTTTTGTGTAATAATTCCTGATGGACCCATTACTATTACCCCGCCAACTCCTCCAACAGCAATTGCTCCATCACCATCGTGCTGATGAGGAACTGTAGGATTTCCTGGATATGACATTTATATTCCTTAATTGATAAAGGAGGGCAGTTTTTACGCTGCCCTCCCTATCGTTTAGTTTTTACAAACTATTATGCTGTAGGATCAACTGCTGCGTCTGCATAAGCAACCGCATCAAGTTCTTCCCACTGTAGACCAAAGCGGACGAATACTGTGTATTCAATTGTATCCTTCTTTGGCTTGTATTCACGGTTTACAGTGATATCTCTCTGGAAGCCCCATACACGGTTAGCAGGGAATGTCAAGTCGACATAGTTTGCTGGGTAGTAAGGAACTTCTTGTACATCAATGCCTAGAACACGAGTTGTACGTGCTCCACCGAATGTCTGTGCTTGTCCATCAAGGTATGCCTGACGGTTACGCTCTGTACCAGCAGTACGTGGAGCAAATGCTTCTGCGATTGCGTCAGCAAGTGTTCCGTTGTTCTTTACGATACCCTGGAAAGCATCTGTACCTGCGTAGAACTTTAGGTTCTGCTTTAGTGCACGATACTTACGTGGCATTGCAAGGATGATATCCTGCATTACCTCGGTTGTCCAGTTGTCATCAGTAACAGTGACTAGTGCTTCGTGAGCATCGCCATCGTTTTCTACCTTGTGTACGAAACCTTCCATGATTGAAAGGAAGTCACCAGTTGAACCATCACCATTAATGGCTAGGTCTTCAATATCGTTAGCAAATGCATTTGTCATCAAGCGAACTAGATGATCTTCAAGTGCACCGCCTTCAATATTATCTTCAAGTGCTTCTGTAGATACTTCCCAGTCAAGACGAATCTTCTTGGTTGTTAGTTCTACCTTTGTGAATGTAGCACCAGCGTTTGTGTAGTTATTGTTTGCCTGTGCAGCAGCACGAATAACACGCTCACCAACGTTAACTTTTTCAAGTTCCATGGTGTTTGCTCTCATTGTAACTCTACGACCATCCTTGGCGAGAACTGTTGCATCCCACACATAGTCGATGAAGCGGCGAGCCTGCTCTGGGAGCAGAATACCGCCTGGTGTTCCAGTTGGATTTACTGCATTAGCGCCATTGGATACACCAAAGTTTGCTGTTGCAATATTTCCTAGTTGTGCACCAACATCAGAAGTGCTTGGACTGGTAGCAGTTGCTCCGCCAATGTCACCTGATGCGAATGAACCATCACCTTGATGGTTGTGGTTCACGGTTGGAGAACCTGGATAGTTCTTTACGATTTCTTGTTCCGACATATTGTTCACCTCCTAGTGATTTATACTTATTGGAATAAGTCGGCTGATTTGAGGAAACGGCCGCCCCATAGGGATTTTTGAGTCTTCGTTTCCGAAAACTCCTGCACGATCTCGCCTAGATCGCCAGACTTGCGGAAAGCGGTGTCTTTTTCGACCATATCTACTCGCTTTCCAAACTCATTAAAAGAACCCTTGACTTCTTTTACCTCATTTGATACAGACTTTACTTCACCTGTAACGGCTTCAAGGGACTTCGTAATTGCCTCTACAGTTGTCTGCATAGACTTTACTGTATCTGCAAGATTGCTCAAGGCATTAGTTAGATTTTCATTGATTGAAGAAACTGCCTTAGCAACTTCCTCTGTTGCATTAACAACAGCATCAACTGAATCATTTGCTTCTTCAACAACAGGTGCTTCTTCAGCCTCTGATGCTGCTTCTGCTGCTGGCTCTGTAGCAGGTGTATCCTCTGTAGGAACTTCTACTGGAGCCTCTTCTACAGCAACTGCTGCAGCCTCTGGAGCAACCTCAACATTTTCAACCAACTCTACTGTCTCTGCACCTTGTGCTTCAACGATTGTTGTTTCTTCTGTCATAGGATTTTCCTCCTCTGTCATCTTAATTGTTCTAATGCCTTTTGCACTATCAACTAAGAACTTTATTTTTTCTGTATTTTCTGAATCTGATTTTTCAACAAAACCAATGTTTTTCATGGGTCTTCCAGAAGTAGGACTATCTGCTGAATCATCTTCTGATACTAAAACAATATCATTTTCTGAATCCCAGAATACATTCTTAACTTCTGTTTTTGAAAGGTATCCACTAACTGTATTCTTACCATCGACTTTTTCGATAGAAATTACATTAGCAAATTGATTTGCTGGATTATCAACTAGTGACAACTCAAACAACTCATACTCTTTAATTATACGCACTGATTTATCAAGATTTTCGTCAAACTTATCATCTGACTTTGTGATGTTACCACCGATAGAAAATCCAGTAAGAGTACCATCAAGCACCTTTTCCCAGGTATCCTGAGCACCCTTTGAAACATAGGCGGACACATAAACTCCGCTATAAAACTTCTTTGACTGAGGCTCAAAATATCGATCTTCTTTAAATGAAACGATCTTGCCAACAGCCATAGGCTGGTGCATTTCTCTCAGATTTCCACGGAATTTTCTAAATGCTTCTAGACTTGCCTCTGTTGTAACAATATCATCTTGCTTGTCAACATTGTCTAGAGTTGCAAAACCTGATACGATTCTACGTTCTTGATCTACTTTGCCAATTGGCATAGAAAAGCGAACATTGTCACCATCAGTAATCCAGTGTGCTTTATTTATAATCATGGCAGTATTATTATATCAAACCTTTTTAGGTTTTTCTCAACTATTGAGACGATCTTCCCTCTCCTTGTGGATTTCTTCCTTCAAGTGATGCTGGGGAATCTGAAGAGTTGTTCGTTCTTTCTGCATCCCGCTGACGATTGCCAGCAAGATTTGCTCTAGCGTCTGTTGCTTGTCGTGGTGTCATTGAGAATGGTTCTCCACCGTCACCGTCTGGTCTTGGTGGCATATCAATCATTTCACGAGCCTCATCTGGAGTAATAACCTGTGTCTTTACATAACGCTCAATAATTTGAGATTGAGCAATTTCATCTGTAAGAGTTAGTTCGTTAAACTTAAGAGTAAGGATATCTGTCTTTTCTTTAACAATCTTATTAATGATTTTTTCAAGTTGTGCCTGTGCTGGACGTGCAACCTGTTCTTTAAAAGTTCTATCCTGTGACATTGCAGCAGCAATGGCAGCAGAATCTGATCCACCTAGTTTTGAAATAGGAACCTGATGTGCAACCAGAATATCATCACGATTTTGCTTTCGATACTTTTCAAAAGATGCTTCTTGAATTGCAGTCTCAACAGGCTCCATCTTAAACTCAACCTTATTATTGTCTGTATCTCCAGGAAGTGGGATATAAAGAGTTCTATGATTTTGACCCTTTAGGCCAGTCTGCAAGAATCTAAACATTTTGTCTTCTGCATCTGCAGATAGTTTTGCACCCTTTACTGTAATAATATAGCGTGGGGCTCCCTTGTTTTGGAAGTAGTCAATATTGTATTGAGCAGCAAGTGAGTCACCAATTAGTGATGATACCGCTGAAATAATGTCTGGAATTCCATAATAAGTGTTTAATGGTGAATATTCTTTAATGTGAATAATCTCATTAGGACGTGTATCAGTAGTCATTGGGTTTACGTTGTTGGCTCCAAAGTTACGGAAATAAACAACCTTTTGTCCAATAATTTGCACAAAACCATCACGGAGTCGTCTAACACGAATAGTTGTTGAAGGGATGTGTCCAACATATCCAATTTCACCAGTAACGGTTCTACCTACTTCTAAAAAGCCGTTGCCAGTAGCCTGAAGATCTGTATATACTTTTTCCATAGTTGTTGTAAATGAATCATCATCATTCAATGACTCTATCCATTCACGCATTTCCAACTTCATTCTTTCAATTCTGCGTCGTGCACGTTCTACTGCAGCCTGATCATCACTTGTTTGAAAACGCAACATTGTTCTATCTGTGATGTCAAAATGATAACCAAGACCAACAACATTTTCTACCTTTGCATCAATAGCAGCATGGTTGGCAAAAGATGTATCGTAATAACTTGCCAACTCATACATGTTGTATGGAGGAGTGATTACGTCAAATAGTCCATAGCCATTACGATATACCGTTCCAGGATTAATCTGCTTTGATTCTGCACCGTCTCCAGATGGGACTGCGTTTGCAGAGTTTAGGTATTGATTGGATGGCTCTACTGTGTTATATGCGTATGTTACCTTTGAAACATTTCTTGTTGTTCTGCGCTTAAAGTTTTGATCAATTCCAACATAGTCTTTTAGCACAGTCCAATCTTTGCCGAATGGATCTTGTGATTTAAATATATTCTCAGATTCTTCTTGAGTTCTAAGACTTGCTTGAATGTAATCGTAATCTTCGCTCATGATTCGTACGCATCTCTTCCGTGTTTATTAAGTGTGTCCTGTGCGGCTTTCCATGCACCTAAATCGTTTAGTGAAGGAATTAATCCCTGCTTCATTCTATCAAGTTGCTCTGAATATTCTTCTTCGCTGACCCTTGTTAAGCCAGGAACAAAGACTGCTTCACCATCACCATCATCGCCATAATACTTTGCAGCATCCTTTAATTTGGCAATTTGTGCAATATCTCCACGAGTTGACTCAATGTTTAAGACATTGCCATCTTCGTCTGTAAACCACTTGCCGTTTGACTTCTTGTAAACATACAAACCCCAGTTATATTTCTTTTCAATGACCTGACGACGTACATTTCCTACAATGGGCTTACCAGTTTTTGGACTAATTAATGGATTCATATACTAAAGTATACCAGATTAAACGGGTGTACCCAACCTAATGGTCCATGTTGTGTCATTATAGACCTTAAGTTTCTCTGCATCGAACACCATTCCCTCTTCATCATCAATAATAATCTTATTAGTTCCAATATATGTCTTATAAACATCTGAAGGAAGAACTCCATAAAGGTCTGATGCAGAAATAACAAGAACGCCTTCCCAGTTAAAACTATTAAGCCAGAACTCCCAGTCAAAGTTTGTTATCCCGTCAGTTTTAACCTTAAGCCATGGTCTTAGCAGACTACTTTGAACCTGTTGTAAATTATTAGCCTGGTAGTAGGCAATATTATTAAATACCAGTGGACCAGTTAGATTAATAGATCCCAGGAATAAGTCAAAACTTAGTGCACTGGCAAAAGCAATACCTAGTACTCCCCATTCCTTAATTGTTAATACTGGCTCTCTAACAATTGATCCATTCATAAAATAAGAAATACCATTGTAGGGAGAATTTGTTGCTAGGCTTGTAGCGTATATTCTTGCTCTAGTTCCTTCTGGATTATCTGCCACCATATAAAACTTTATGGTATCTGCCTTGTATTTTATTTCAAATATTTCTGTTGGTGTAATTGGGAATGCATCTTGATCGTATCTCATCCAAACCTGGGAAGCACTAATACGATAGTTATCTGCAATATTTTCATTAATTGGAATAGAGATACCCCGACTTACAAGTGGGTCAAAACTTCCACGTACCTCTACTCCAGACGTTCTATTTAAATAAAGGTATGGGGTACTTCCTTTATATATACTAAATGGATTTTTAGCCTTATAGTCAAAATATAGTCCAGACCTTGTGTATGGGAACATATCAATACCAAATCTTGTACCAACTGGATTAAACGAGTTATCATTAAATGCTTGTGATGCAATTTCTAGTTTTCTTAGATTAATCGGCTTTCTCAATATGCCACGAATATTAAAGTCAAGGTGGTAGACAAGTGCAAGATCATTAAAGTCAACTGTCTTTGTAGGATAAATCAAAGTATTATCAACAACTTCAAACTTTGTAGATAACCAGTGAGGATACTCGTCCATATCAATTATTGCATCCTCTTTTGCTGGAAGAACTGTCGCAAAGTCGGTCTGTGGTGCATTTGCTCCTGATGCTATATACTGAAAAGTAATATAACTTCTAATAGATGCACCTTCTGTATCATATTCATAATATTTTTCTGCTCTTTGTGCCATATCCGCATAATCATTCCAACCAGTAAACAAGTTATTGTCTAGTTGTAGATATGTTCTTTGTACTGGGTGAGCGTATTCGTCTTTTAATTCTTGATAGGTCCAAGAACTTGTTGTCTCATACTCTTTTAATTTTGTAGGAGAAGGGTAGCCAATATTAAATTGCAAGAAGTCAAGGTCGTAGTATGTATTTCCAACATCGTTTGACACATACTTTGCAAAATATGACAATGGCATGTAGTCTTCCCAATACCCCGCAACGCCTATGTCTAAAAAGTAAGAGCCGTATGCCTGCTGTGGAAGTAGTGTATAACTTGCAGTATGTTCTAGCAAGGCTATTGCATTTGCTGACTCTTCTGATCCAGTTGCTAAGTAACTATCAACAATCGCTGTTCCATTATCTTCAAAGTGACTTGTTAGTTCTACCGCATTATATGATGTTGCTAAACCAACAGAATAAATGTTTCCAGTAAACTGGTAAATGCCTTCTGCTTCTCCACCAACATACATCTGCAAACCATTTTGATTACCAAAGAAGGAAGAAACATTTCCTCCAAATGAAGCAACTAGTGTTTTAATCTCAATTCCTGCTGCAAATTTTTCATTAGAAACAATTATTCCACTGGTGTATATCTCTTCTTCAACTCCATTAAAAAATAAATAATAGTGAACTTCGTCTAGGTCTTTTCTTATACTAAAGTAGTTTCCAGTAAGCGGATTATATATCTTAAAAAGCGTTTCTTCTGTTAAAAGATTGTCTGATGAAAATACCCCATATATTGTATGAATTTCATCACTTAAAACATTAAATGCTGGAAAATTAATGTAACAGTTTTGAGAGTTCCAAGTGTTGTTTGGTCTAAATGTTACAAAGTCATAATCTAATGGGTCCTGTATTAGTTTATTGTCTGCATATAGGTTTTGTATTGTTTTTGTTCCAAGATTAATGTCTGGCAAAGAATACTGAGGAGTTGTTAAAGAATTAGATGTTGTGGTTAGATTATCAAAAGTGCCTTGATCCCATTGTGCAAAATCTGGATAGTTGTAGTTTGATACATAGTCTGCAAATGGATAATCAATAAATGCTGCAGTTCCACCATATGCTGAGTTAATTCCTTCTGGAGAAAGAACTCCTTGTCCATAAACCCATCTTCTTTTTGCAACATTTATCGCAACTGAGTATGGATAAACAGCAACACAGTCAATCTCGATTGGTGTTACGTCTGTATAGGCATAGAAGCCAAGCCAATCTTGATTATCTCCAGATTGATTAACGATGTCTGGTAGGTCTAACGTATCTGTATTAATTGGTAAATTAATTACTTCTTCGCCATTTAATAAAACTGTTGCATTGTTTCTAATTATTCTAACATGAATAAGCATTGGCCTAAACCATTCACCAACAAAGTGTGATGCAAACTCTGTTCCTATAACAAGTGTTAAAAATCCTGATTCTACATATAGTCCATCTGTAGAAGAAATTGGACCAAAGATTCTTTTTGCTATATAAGCATTTGAATTAATTCTTGTCCAAAACTCTACTGTGTATTCTTTGTACTGGCCTGACTTATTTAAAAATCCTTTTCCAGGGACAATTAAAGATGGTTGATTATTTGAGTTGGGTGTCATTCTTGTAATGTTGCTTGCACCAAATACCATTGGCACTCCGCTATTTCTAGCAAGAAGTGCATTATTGTTTGCTAAATAGTATCCAACTTCTCCTGCAAGTCCATAAGGATCTGCAGGAATGCCCTGAGTTGAAGGAATTGCAATTGTTGAAGGAATAGTAGTTGGGGTTACTCCAAGAGATGTTGTGTTAAACTCTTCTGACCATTGACCTGCAGTTATTCCATTAATATAAAAATCGTAATCTCCAGCACTTCCACCAGTTGCATAGGTTAATTTTATGACTACCTGAAAGTCTGTATTTTCATCTACAATATCAAAAGTACCAGAAACAAAACTCCAAGATTGAAAAACGGAAGTTGTAAAAGAATCCAACTCTTCAATAGGCAAAGAAGTGGTTGTATCAATATACCTAAATCCTATTTGAACAGATTGCAAATAAGCACTGTCAGAATAAAAGTATGATCCAATAGAAAAAGATCCAAGATCTGTGTTTAAATCTTGAAAATTAACTAAGTCTGGACTTATTAAGGTAACTGTTTCTGTTGCACCAGATGGTACATCTCCTTGAACAAGAGTTGTATAACTATCTGGAAATGGCTCTCCAGTAACTCCAGCAGCAGATGTTACAGATGCATTGGTTACAGTCCAGCCAGAAGATATATTTCTTTGCTGTTCTGTAATAAGAGTGATATAGTCAGCCGCATCGTCCAAAGCCCAAAGAATGGTTGGGTGCTCAGAATAAATCTTTTCTGCATATAAATTAGACGGCTGGGACATGTTACTCCTTAGCCTTTATTATAGCATTTTAGAGTTTTATTTCGCACACATCTGTGGTGCAATATGCCTCGCCCATAGCCTCAAGGTTGTCAACACCATCATAAATTGCATCCCAGTTAATCTTCTTAATTTGACCAAGATGTGCTTCATATTCTTCTCTTGTAATCTGGGTATATGGCTGTTGAGGATAAACGGTATTTCCCATTGGTAAAAATGATACCGCTTTAAGTTGACCCTCATACATGTGAAGTGCTGGAGCAACATGCTTTGACTCTGTTTCCTTGTCAAATGAAAGGGTAACAGAAACACCATTATCTGACCAATACTTTTGAGCAGTTGCAGCAAGAGCAATCTTTTCAAATAATGTTACATCCTTTTCAGAACGTGGATGTCCTGAATGTACTGGGAAATATACTACTTGAGTATTTGCTGATACAAGGTCTTTTTCAATCTTGTACCCCGCTGCTTTAAATAAATGAAGCATCGGATCTGTTTCACCAAAACGAATAGCACGTAGGAAGTATTCTCCTCCTGGTCCCCAGTGAACTCCAGGTGTTGCGCCAGAAAGAATTGAGACAGAACCTGATGGCTTTACCGTTGTTACACGAATTGATTCACGTACACATAGCCACTCTGAATACTTGTGGTCGTAGTGACGAATCTTTTCATAGCCTTCATCCATCCACTCACGAGTTGTTGGAAGTCCTCTTTCATCTGCAAAAGATGCAATGCCTGTTAGAGATGTTCCAATACGACGATTGCGTTGCATGATACCGTTTGTCTGCTGCCAATGTGTTGGAAGCAGTGTTACAGTCTTTCCATAAAGATATGCAAACTTCAATGTCTTGAGGAAGTCTTCCTTGGTTTCATGGCGATTTAAGTGCACTTCTACAAGTGTACAAAGTTCGTATGATTCCAATGGCTGCTCCGCACAAGGATTGAAGCCCATCACACGGAAGTCTTTTCCGTCTGCTGGATCTTTTAGTCGACCATAATTTCTGGCAACATCAAGCCAAATAAAACCTGGCTCTCCATTGTCAACAATTAAATCTACATATTTTTCATAATCCATTCCTACGTTTGCAGAAATAGAATTATTAGACATCCATGCCCAACCTGGGTTTTCTGGATCAAATGAGTTTCTTTCAGGAAATGCTTCTGCATTTTTTAGATTAATAAAATCTTGATCTCCTGGTGCGCCCAAAGCAAGAGTAGCAGAACGACGTACGTTTCCAGAAACAACACATGTTCCAATAAGGTTTACGATATCTGTAATTGCACGAGAATCTAACTTCTCTCCTGCTCTGCCACCAATAACTTTACGAATACGTGTATGGAGGTCAACCAATGGCTGTGGACCGCTTGCAACCCCTCCAAAGCCCTTAATAGGGGCACCTAGAGGACGGATCGCAGAGTAGTCAAACTCTTGAATATTCTGATTTGGCCTTAAAAAGGAATTTAACAAGAATCTGACAGACTCAACCCATCCTTCACGGGTGTCTGGAATTTGATAGGTAGAGACTGGCTCTGTTGGTGCATAAATTGGATATTCTTTGTCAGCACCGACGGTATCAAATCCAACTCCAATACCCAGCATTAATGCATCCATAACCCATGCAAATAATGCACCAGGGTCGTTACGGTCAATATCACGAGTAGAAACCATTGCACAGTTTTGCAATGCTGCAGAGTTCTTCTTTTCCATAGTCATAGGTGTACCAAATGTCCACATACCGCGACCTGGTGGAGTCCACTTAAGATTGAACATGCGCTCATAGGCTTCTTGTGCAGACTTCTGAGCCTTGTTATCATTCCAAGGAAGTCTGTTTTCCTTAGCATGGTTCTTTTGAACTGAGTACATACCCTCAATTACACGCTTACAAACCTCATGCCATCTTTCTTTTGTTCCGTCTTCCTTGATTCTAGAATAGGTGCGAATGAAAGTGATTTCTCCTAAAGAGTTATTGCCTGCGTCTGTAAAGCCAAAAGGAGGCTCAACCTCCTTGTATTTTGCAATAAAATCATCTAACAAACGAAAAGAAAAGATATCTGACATTGAATTTGTAAACCTCTCACTAAAAATAATAATAGAACTTTACATATTGTAAAGTAGTCTAAGTATATCACATGATTATATTATTTTTTTACGCTTAATTTAAAACATTAAGTATAAAGTAAAGGTTTAGTACTTTTGATTTTAGAAAGTAATTAACTAATTACAAGTCCAGACTTACCATTTTTAACTTCTCCCCATGTAAGGGATGGTAAGGCTGCTGATATTGCTGTATTGTTAATTTTATAAGACTTGCCTGAAACTAAGTTCATATGCTCAGAAGATGTCCAAGCATCTGTTGCATCTACCCATGTAAAGGTTTTATCTGTTGTACCCTTTAATGTTATACCGCCGCCATCTGCTCCAACATCTGAAGTATTAGCATCTGCAAGAATAATGTTTTTATCTTCAATAGATAATGTCTGAGAATTAATAGTTGTGGTTGTTCCATTAACAGTTAAGTCTCCAGTAACAACAAGATCATCATTGATTGTTGTTGTTCCAGTAGCGGCACCTATTGAAATTACTGTTGCTGCACCACCAAAATTTATTGTTGTAGCAGTTGCATTTAATAGGTCAAAAGATGTTGATGCGGTTACAAGGGATGTTCCAATAGATGGGCTTGTAAGAGTCTTATTGGTTAATGTCTGAGCAGTTGTAAGATCTGCTGTAACAGATGTATCTATGGATAAAGTTACATCTCCGCTTGATCCTCCACCACTTAGTCCTGTACCTGCAGTAACTGCTGTAATATCACCAATACTGATTGAACCACCAAGAGAAACGCTTGATCCGTTGATTGTAATAGCAGAGTTTGTCAATGAAGCATTGCCGATATTAGAAATAGTATTTGTCGACCCAGAAATAGATTTATTTGTAAGGGTGTCTGTTGTTGCACGACCAACAAGTGTATCTGTTGAATTTGGAAGGCTTAATGTAATGTCTGATGCTGGCTCAGTTACAGTTAGAAGTGTTTCAAAGTCGTTTGCAGTAGCACCTTCAAAAACAACAGAAAGTGCAGTAACAACATTTTTGTTTGCATCAAGGATTGCTACGCCATCTGCTGCATTCTTTTCTGTAGAAGCAATTGCGCCAATCTCACTTGGTGTTATATCTGCTGCTGCTTGATAATAATCTAGTTCAGACCAAAGAGATTCTCCATCTCCAATTTTAAAAGAAGTAAGTGTTGAGTTATACCCAATTTCTCCTTCATTAAGAATTGGGTCGGCTGTGTTCCATTCAGAGGTTGTACCCCTACGCATTTGAATTCTAACTGACACAGCGAACCTCCATATTATGTTTAATTATAGCAGAATTTGTCATGCTGCCGCCCCGCCATCAATAGTCATTGTAAACGATGTTGTGGCTGGTGAGCCGCCATCTAAGGATGTTCCAAGCCATGGGCCAACAGGACCATTGCCCTGATATGTGTAGACATCTTGAACAAAACCATCTGCATTGTGATTGTGATCTGTAACTGAAGCGGTATCATCATAATTAGCCATTGCATACCAAGTACTAGAATAATAGTAATAAATTCTATTTGTATTTGTATCTAAATGCATTGCACCATTTGATGGGCTAACTGGAAATGTACTACCAACAGTAATTGCACTTCCAGTAAATGCCGTAGTCTGTACAGAGTTATCAGGGAATGTGACTCCAGTGGCAACCTTAAGTCCTTGTTTTACAACAAAGTCTTTATTATTAGTCGTCACTGAAGTTCACTGTCCCTTCAGTCCACATTACGCTTCAATAAGCGTCTTGTGAACCTTTACTGTAGTACCGTTTGTAGATGTTACTAACAAGCGGACATTGCCACCTGAGTAGTCTGCATCTGTTGTTCCAATTTGTTCATTGCTAATTACATCAGCATATTCTGTTAAGTAAACATTGTTGTTTGCGTCAACTGTTACTAGAACTTCTAGAACTTCAATGTCATTACCGTTCTTCATTTGAACAGTATACTTTGCAGTGCTATATGTTGTTGCTGACCATGTATCAACTACTGTTGCACTTGTTGTGCTTAGGCTAGTTGTTGCAGTTCCAATAAGAGCATCTGTCAGTGTTACTGAACCTGCTGTTAATGAACCAGAACCGATAGACAGTGCTGCAAATGTTGGACTAGATGTTGTTGCAATTGACTGTGGTAGAGATAGTGTTACTGATCCAGTAGATGCAGATGCTGTAATCTGGTCTGCTGTTCCAGCAAGGCTTGTTACACCAACGTTAGTAATTGTAAGAATATCTGATGTTGATGCATATGATGCGCTAATTCCTGTACCGCCAGTTACAGCACCACCAAATGTGTCAATTGCAGATGTGATGTCTGATGTAAGGGCAATAGTTCCTGTAGCATTTGGAAGTGTAAGTGTGCGATCTTCAGTTGGGTTTGCAACTGTAAGAGTTGTTTCGTGATCATCAGCGCTTGATCCCTCAAACACAATACTTGAATCATCTAACTTAAGTCCAGTTACAACTGGTGTTGTAATTGTTGGGCTTGTTAATGTCTTATTTGTAAATGTCTGTGCTGTTGATAGGTCTGCAGTGACTCCTGTATTAATACTAAATGAGTTACCAGTTAGTGTTAATCCGTTACCTGCAACATATGATCCTGCACCAGAGAACTGTGCAAAAGTAATTTCAGTTGTTCCAACAACTACTGAGTTGTTAGTACATACGTATCCAGTATCTGCATTTGTAGTTCCTTGCTCAACAAATGTAAATGCTCCTGGAAATTCTGCGGCTGCATTCATGTCTGTTGAACGAGTAGGTGCTCCAGATGCTGCAACTACGTAAATACCATTTGCTGTTGCATCTGTTTGGTTCTTGATAAGAATTCTATCTCCTGTTGCAAGTGTTACACCGTCAATTACACTTCCGTTATCAAATGCGGTAGCAAGTGCTCCGTTTTCGGTTGTAGCAGCCTTTACAGAGGCTTTAATATCTAGTCCTTGTGCAACAGAGTCTACGTATCCCTTTGTTGCTGCTTGAAATTCTTCTGTTGGTGCTGCATTAAGAGTAACTGTTCCTGGGAATGTTACTGCGCTTGGAAGTGATAGTGTGATATCTCCAGTTGTTGCACTTACTGCAATCTGATTAGTTGTTCCAGAAACACTTGATACTCCAGAAGTAATGTTTACTGATCCACCAAGAGAAATTGCATTTCCATTGATTGTAATAGAAGAGTTTGTAAGTTTTTCATTTGCAATTGATCCTGCAAGCATTGTGTTTGTTACAGATCCTGTATCGCCTGTTGTTACTACTGTACCGCTTACGTTAGGCAATGTAATTGTGCGATCTTCTGTTGGGTTTGTTACTGTAAGTGTAGTTTCGTGAGCATCTTCAGAAGATCCTTCAAAAACAATACTTGAATCATTTAATGTAAGACCAGTTACAACTGGTGATGTAAGAGTCTTGTTTGTAAGAGTCTGTGTTCCAGATGTTGTTGCAACTGTTGAATCAATTGCTACTGTTACACCAGTAGAACCATTATAAGATGTTCCAGAAAGGCCAGTTCCAATTGTTAATGCATCTAGGTTAGTTCCTAGTGCCTTGCCAGAAATAGTAGAGTTTGTAAGTGAGCCATTTCCAATATTTGAAAGTGTATTTGTAGATCCAGAAATAGACTTATTTGTAAGAGTATCTGTTGTTGCCTTACCTACCAAAGTATCTGTAGCATTTGGAAGGGTTACTGTTACATCTTGTGTTGGTTCTGTAACAAGAAGAGTTAATTCATAATCATCAGGTGTTGCGCCTTCAAATGTAATTCTATCTGCAAATGTTGGTGTTGTAGATACTGTTGCAGTAATCTTTCCTGATGTATCATTATATGAAAATGAGATACCGCTTTGAGAGCCATCAAACATGGCTGCTGTGGTATCTTGTAGAAATTCTGTAGAGGCTTCTGTAAGGACTGTTGATCCATTTACAGTAGCCGATGCGCCTTCAACTACTAGGCCATTTTTAATGCGAAAGGCTTTGTCGACTGTAGCCATTTCCTTCTCCTTTAGGTCAGGCCTTCAAACCTGTACGGTAGAACCGTATGGTCATCGGGCTTAGTGCTGGTGTAACTGTCATGCTAATTGTACCAGAATTTAAATTAGCAGTGATATTTCCTACATTGCTATTGGTGTTAGCAACAGAGGCAAATTCTGTAATATTTTGATTGGTACCATCAAAAACTATGTTTATTTCTGCACTTCTATATGAAGAAGATCCAGCATGGGACATTTGAACCATGTACTTGATTGTTCTCCAGGTAGCAGTGTCTATTGTGTCAAATACTGTTGCTGACTCAATACCGTTGATTGTTACGGAGTTGTTTCCATCTCCACCAAGGGAGTCTGCTCTGTATGATGTGGTATCTATTAAATCAGAAAAGTCTGAACCTGTTGGCCTGTCGCCAGTCTCAAATTTTGCTTTAAGGGTGTTTATTGGTAGAACGGCCATATCTTAGATTATATCATAAAATATAGTTATTTAATCCGATGATGGCTATGCCAATCGGCGGTACATTAATTGGAGAGTAGGCTGGAACCGTTACATTGGTAATTCTAATCTTAAAAGGAAGTTGACTTATTACTAAGGCCTGGCGTTTTTTACATGTTGAATTTACTTCTATTACTCTGTTGGCTTCAGTATTAATTACTTTTGCTAGAGCCATTTTTAAGTAATGTCTTCAATCATTTTAACCTTGCCCTGCAAAACTGTCCAAACAACCGCATTACCACTATTGGCCATTTGAATATCAAACTCGTCATCTGTTTCTAAAAGTTCTGTTTCATCATACTCAAGATAAACTGTGAACTCTCCGTCTGGCTCTCCTTCTTCTGCAGAAGGTGTTACTGTTAAAATTACAGAAGATGTATTTGGTCTAGCAAAGTCCATTGTAATTGTCCAGTCTTCAATTATTAATGGATCACCAGCATCATCTTGTACATACATTTTAAAAGATGCTGTATCTCCTCTAACAATTGTCCAGATAGATTGTGGTGGCTCTGAACCAATTTGATAAGGTGTTTGACTTCTATACTGTGCCATTATGATAATCCTGCTTTCATTGATCCCCACGTACCATTGCCTTTAAAAGATCCTACAAGAATAACACCAGTAGTGCTATTTGATTTTGCAACAATTCCAACTACTCCAGAATTTGTTGTAGCAGTAATTGGCTGAGTTGCTGTAAGACCACCGCTTGATCCAACATATAGCCTATCTCCAGCGGCATACGAAGAAGTATTAATGTCAGTAAATACACCTGATATAACAACAACTCCATCATTACCATTTCCAATTGCAGATTGTGCTAATCCAATTACTGGAAATGTAGCAATACTTGATGCTTGTGATTTTGCTACTCTTGGTTTGCTGGTACCAAAACCTGATATGTATACAGGATCACCCTTAGCAATAGAAACACCACTATTATTTACAACTTCTAATGTATGATAAGGTAATCCAAGAGTAGGTAAAATAACCTCAATGCGCTCAGCAAGTGATTGAATATCCCCTGCTACGTTTACGGGGTCTGAATTAACTGGATACGGTAAATCATATACCGTTGTTTCGCCTGATGCCATAGTCTTATTATTATACCACTTGCAATTAAAATAATTTTGATTATTATTACGTATATTTGACTTAAAAGGCCAAAAGATGCTATAATTATCTTATGCTACTGAAAAGTAGCATTTGTAGTCTAGGAGGAAAAACTTGAGAGACAACAAAATACTATCGGGGGTTCTTGTAACATTGCTTACTTTGACATTATTAAATAATGGTCTTGGTATTGCACATGCTACAAAGAACAATTTACTAAGTAGTACCGCCGTAAGCCAACCTGCCGCCGACAAAGCGGCTTTTTTGCTTTCTAAGCCTACTACTGATGTGGTGCTTGCTAAGTATGCGGACGCTACAAGTTTGACTGACAGCCAGTTGGTTGAATTACTGAAAGCCGTTGGATTTAAGGGACAAGGACTAAAGACTGCTTGGGCTGTTGCCAAAGCGGAATCAAATGGTCGCCCTTTTGCTTTCAATGGCAACGTTAATACAGGAGACTCTTCATATGGAATCTTCCAAATTAACATGATAGGTAATTTAGGTCCAGATCGTAAAGACAAATTCAATCTTGATTTAAATGCTGAACTCTTTAGCCCAGTTAAGAATGCTCAAATCGTGTTACACATGACAAAGGGCGGTACTAATTGGAGTGCTTGGTCATCCTATAAAAAAGGTGCCCATTACAAATGGTTAAAGAGATTTCCCAATAATTTAATTTAAGGGATAAAAAATACCCCCCATTGGCTTTTGGCTTTTGGGGGGTTATTTTTTTTAATTATTAAGCAGTATCTTCTATTTTTTTTATAGTGTTCTTCTACTGATACAACAAAATTAATACAATCCCAAGTCCAGCCAATACCAGCGGGGTTTTTATTGTATATTTTATACAGGTTAAACTCATGCTCAGGAGCAATAATTTATTAGTTATTCACTTACTAGCATGTATTCTGTTCCACATACATCACAATGTGTGCGAGATTGTGCATCAGTTACAAGGCGATACTCAAGATAATCTTTGCCACACCCATTACACTTATACTTATATGTAGGCATATTTTACTCCTTTACCTGTATGCTTTTGGTTGTCTAAACATTAACTTATAACGGTCAAAAAACTTAGTCCTTAACCTATGGTATAAGTAAATTTTATATCCATAATTATTCTGATTCAATAATAGTTGGTTTATTGAATTTTACGCCATCCCATACCCAAAAGTATGTGGGCATTTCACCATCAACCATTAGTTCATCTACCAATTCAACTGCATCAATTCCAATTCCACCTTTGATTGCAGCCTCTTTGGCTGTTTCCAAATCTTCTGCAACAATAACTGTTCCAATTTGATTTGAGTGATTTAAGATTCCAAAGTTAGCCATTAGTTATTACCTTTCGTTAAATTTGTTATTAGTTTCATCATAATAAAAGCCTATTTCTGCAGGACTATTTGCTTCTATCATTTCTATTAGTTTAATATTATCACTATTTTTGTATTGCTTATTAGTCAAAGGTGATACTGCAATTTTATTTTTTTCAATTACACAATCAATTACTATTGACTCACAAACAACTGCGTACATTTTTACCATCTATCTATATTATATTAATAATAAAGAATAACTGCACCAGCACCACCTACGCCACCGTTACCAGTTATATTGCTATTTCCACCGCTACCGTGTCCACCAGCACCGCCGCCACCGCCACCAGCGCCACCTGCTCCGCCATCACGCCCGCTTGCAGCACCACCATTACCTGTTATGCCAGCACCACCGCCGCCGCCGCCACCAAAGGAGTTAGTTGAACTTGTGCCACCTGCTCCGCCATTAAAACCAAATATTGGAGAGTTACCACCAGATCCACCAGTCAAATTTCCAGCAGCAAGCGAAGTACCACCACCACCACCACCAGTAATAGCAGACATACCTGGTAAACCGTTTGCTCCTGTATTTGCAGCGGCTGAACCCCAACCGCCACTAAAGTTTGCTGAATACGCTGGTTGAATTACCAGACCCGCTCCACCACCTGAACCGCTCATAAGTGCCCCAAGACTACTATCTGAGTAAAGTCCCGCGTTTGGAACGCCAGACCATCCAGGTCCGTGAGCACCAGTTTGTCCACTTTGTTTTGCTGTTATAGAAAAACTTGTAGTATCACTGGGTCCATACCAACCATTTGTTCCACCATTTGCTCGCAAACTTCCAAACGTAGAAAATCCACCAATATTTGGAGAAGTATTGTTTGTTGCATTTCCACCATTGCCGCCTGCGCCGACAACAAGTGTGCTAGTAGGTCTTGTTAATCCAAAAGCAACTCCTCCCCCGCCCCCGCCAGCAATTGGTTGGTTGTTTCCAGTTGAGTTTCCTCGGTCGCCACCTCTGCCGCCACCAACAACGAGAGCATAAACAAAAGTTCGTCCACCAACTGATACGTTATTAGATGATGTATTAAATGTCTGTTGTGCTGACATATTAGTTGGGTTAAATGATGTACCAACTGCTGCTGCAACTGCATTAGCAATACTTGAATTTGTAGGAACTGCTGCAGCCACAGCATTAGCAATACTTGAATTAGTAGGAACTGCTGCTGCTACTGCATTTGAAATGCTTGAGTTAGTAGGAACTGCTGCAGCAACTGCTGTAGCAATATCTGTATTTGCTGGGCCTACTCCAGGAATTCTGTCAATAGCCATTTATGTTCTCCTTATGATATTTCTACGCCACTGATGTGGAAGTTAATCGTTGTTGCAGATGCACTACCAGAAACCGTCTTAGGTGTTGCATTTGCAGGAATTACTTGCTTCAAATCAATAGTAGTAACACCATTTGCAGAAATTGCTGCAGCAGATGCGATGGCTACGCCATCAATATTAAGTGTAAATGTTCCAGCAGATCCTGCAGTATTTGCAATAAGGATATTTGTTACAACTGCTGTTGTAGATGTATTTGGAACTGTATATAGAGTGGTGTTGCTTGTTGCAGCAGCACCTCTATATAGTGCCTTTGTTGTTGTAGCCATTAATTACTACCTCCAATAGTATTATATAACATTTTAATATACCCCCATAATTGAACTAATCTCTAGTGTTTCTAAATCTGATTTTAGAGCAACATAAGATGTATCAACGCTTAGAGTAATTGTTCCTGATGTACCGCCGCCTGTTAAACCTGTGCCTGCTGTAACTCCAGAAATATCTCCGTCATTTGCAACCCAAGCGGATCCATTATAAAATTGAATTTGATTAAGTGGTGAGCCACCTGCATCTTGTCTTACAAAAACAAGAGTACCTGCAACTGGTGCTGTCAAAGCAGCATCTCTAGCAGCAGGGTTTAGAAAATTATTAAAACCATCTCTTAAAATAACAGTAGCATCAGTAGTTACAGTATTTAAGAATGTTTGTGTACCAGCCCACTCGTATCCTGCGGCGGTATCAACTTTGGCACCAACGGCATACCAAACACCATCAGTAGAAGTTGCCCCAGCCTGGAACATGTAAGTTGGTTTGCCGCTATTATCAAAGGTAATTGCCATAGTTTAAATTATAGCAGTTATTTCTGCTATCTCCTCATAGAAATTATACCATAAGACTACTTATATTCTTTTGTTTGCCTATACTGTGTTTTGTAGGAATCAAAGAATTTGGTGCGTAGTTTACTTGTTACCCTGGCCTGTTCATTGAAGTCCTCCATAGTCCCTAACTCCATCTGCCAAGAATCTCTCTTGAATGGAATAACCTGAGCCATCGGGGTACCTGCAGGAATTAGACCCTCAAACTTATCTGCCTCATTTAATACAAATGGGAAATTAACAGCAGCCTTGTATTGATCGGTATCTACAACACCAGGAAGAATAGTAAACATGGATTCTCTATGCAATGGTTGTACAAACAATACTGAGTACCCTGGTGGCGTTGCAATTGCCCAAGGATTAATCCATTTTGGATATGATATTGTGTGAGCACCCTTTCCAGGATGCTGTGGAGCCTGCTCTAATGGGTGAAACTGAATTGGACTAAATGAAGGCCATTCATAAAATGGTTGTGTTGGAAATTGTGACATATCTGTATTTTCATCTAGAACTGTTCCTTCTGGAACTTGAGGAACTTGTTTTACCCATACATCTACATAGGTAGTTAATATATACCCGCCTGAAATTGCATCAAAGATTGGCATACATCTTTTTGCAGTTCCAGTTGTTCCACCATTGCCGTCTGGTTGTTTGACACCGCTAAGATAAGACTCTAAATTTTTATACCAATCAGGCACAAACCTATCTGCTGGTTTTGGACGGTATTCTTCAGGAACACCCATTGTATCTGTAAATTTAATAATTGTCATTTTAATTCCCCCGAATTAGTAATTTCTCCTGCTTAAAAGTATACACCATCTTTGCTATTTTGCACAACTACTGTTGTTCTGAAATCTTTAGTAAGTTGCTATAAACTTCTAAACAGTTATTAAAATCTTTATGATTAACTAGATTATTTTTGATATTTTGCAATTCATTTGCATTGTTTCTTGGAAGATTTATTTCTTTGCCTGAACTTAGCATAGAGTTTTTTATTTCTTCTATACTGGTTTCAGATATTGGCCTAACTCCAAAGTTATTAGATATTTTATCTTTTATGTAGTTTAAGTCTTTTGTAAATTTATGAAAATCTAATAAAACAACTTTTTCTTTTTTGTTTAAAACTTCTGTATAAAATCTTAAGTAATACCTTATATCCATATCAAGAGTAGATTTGTCTTTATGTGGAAATATGTGCCAAGAGGCTATAGATTCTTCTGGATTTCTAAATGGAACAATTATTTTTTCAGACCTATTTAAAGAATTTGCTGTATGATAATTCATACTTGGTTCGCCTTTATAATAAAGAGAATTTATAGCAGAGTTTAAAAAAGTACTTCCACTTCTTGGAAAAGTAGAAATTACTAATAAATTTTTATTCGCTTGGCTCACTATACTCTACCCAAGACGTAGAGTCTTCATCCCATGACCAGTAACCAGAATCTGGCTTTGCAACTGGTGCAATCCATTCTAAGTTATCTGAGTCTAAAGTCCAAGACTCAAAAGGCTTTGGTGCTAACCATTTTCCAGATGTTGCATTTTCAATCCACGTTGAATCTGAACTAGGTTGTGGAGACTTAAACTTTGTACCAGTCCATTCTGCTCCAATGCAAGCATTATTATCATTTTCTACAAGTTTATAAAAAACTCCACCATTTGCTAAACATATCGAAGTTATTAAAGACTCATCTTCAGAATTAAAAACAGCAATATTTGTTATGATATTTTCACTATTAACAAATGCATATGGTTTTAAATTAGTCATTGATCTCTACCCATTCTAAATTTTCTTCACTCCAGTAGTATTTTTTGTTTTCAGTACTTTCTGGTAATGCTGTTGGTGCTTCCCACAGACCATGCAAATACTCTTTTGTTCCATCTGAATGCTCATAATATTGCTCACTCCATGTCCATGATGGAAATGGTTTTGGAGGTTTAATTTCTTCTGTCATCCTATATACCTCAAAATAACAATTCCTGTTTGACCTGCTGCGCTATTTCCTCCAGTGCCAGAATTTAGGTTAGTTGTATTTGCTCCACCGCCACGGCCACCGAAAGCATAAGTTGTTCCAAAATAACTTCTTCCATTACCAGGTGCTCCGTAAACTGTGCTGTTTTCTCCATTGCCACCAGCACCACCTGCTCCTCCACCACCGCCGCCTCCAACTGTAGTAAAGTTTGCGTTACCTGCCGCAGAGCCTCCGCTAGATCCATACCCTGTTGCATTTGCAGGACTTGATTGAGTATTTGATCCACCGTTCTTACGTGGCTGGGTTGCCGCTGCTGCGTTTCCAGCACCTCCACCAGAGCCACCATTACCGCCATCGGCACCTAAAGTATATGATGCAGTTCCTCCATAACCTCCGCCTATTGCAGTTATGTTATGAAAAACACTATTTCCACCATTATTTCCTTGTGTAGTGTTATTTGTTGGTGCAACAGAGTTTGGGCCTGTATTTCCACCAGAACCGACTGTAACATTATAAGTTGTACCACCACTTATTGGTAGTGCTGCTGCATAGACAAGGCCTCCTGCGCCTCCACCGCCACCCACGGCAACCTGGCCATGGTGTCCTCTTGGATAAAATCCACTACCGCCTGCTCCTCCGCCACCAGCAATAACTAATGTCTCAACAGTGTTTAAAGAACTAGGTGCTGTCCATGTAGATGATGCATTAAATGTTTGAGTTAGTAGTGTTGGTGCTGCAACTGAATTAGATGCAGAAGATGCAGAAGATGTTCCATTAGCATTTGTTGCTGTAACTGTAAATGTATAAGAAGATCCTTCTGTTAAACCAGTAACTGATATTGGAGAAGATCCTGTTGAGGTAATTGAGCCTGGAGAAGATGTTGCAGTAAATGTGGAGACTGCTTTACCACCAGTTGCTCCTGCTGTATATGCAACAAGTATTTGTCCTAAAGATGATCCCTTTGATGCTGTACCAATAGTAGGAGCCTGTGGAACAGTAGTAGCAGTAATGCTTGAAGAAGCAGAACTTGCATCAGATGTTCCAACTGCATTTGTAGCAGTAACAGTAAATGTATATGATGTATTTGATTGTAATCCTGTAACTTGTACAGAAGTAGAAGATGTTGTTGCTGTATACCCGCCTGGAGACGACAGAACAGTATAAGAAGTAATTGGTGCACCATTTGAAGAAGGTGCTGACCAAGTTACATCTGCTGCACCATTATTAAATGCACGGGCTGTTCCTACATCGGTAGCAGAAACTGATGTTGGAGCATTTGGTTTACCAGCACCCTGGAAACCTAAACCTCTTACACCAATTTGTCTTCCACCAATAATAGGCATTTAAAACCCCTTAAGCAAACTTTGTCTGTGATCCAAAGGCTGTAAAAGTAGCCGAACCTGTCTTTACAATTGTAAATGAATAAATATCAATACTATTTGCATTACCACCAGAAGGTGCTACACCATTTTGCCATTTTGGAGTAATAGCATTTCCATCAATTGTTAATGCTGTTTGATAATAAGCAGGTGAACCTTGTGTTGCAAACATTACTACTGTAATTGAATCATTAGTTGTCATGATTGTATCTAAAGATGTTGATGAACTACCACGAACATTTAGTGTCCAGTTACCAGTAGCAGATGCTGTTGAATAATATACCCCAGCAGTTAGGACATCTAGGTTTACCGTTCCTGTTGCAGCAACTGCTGTAACAGTCCATCGCTCTTCTGGAGATAACAAAACGTTACCTGATAACAATTTGTTTGTTAATGTTTGAGCGGTATTTAAATCTACAGTTGAAGCAGTATCAATAGCAATAGTAGGAATTGGACCAGTACCGTTGGTTACTGTGATTCCTGTTCCTGAACTCACGGCGGTAATGTCACCAGACTCAGTAGCATTTACCCAATTAGTACCATTATAAACTAATGCCTGATTTGTGGCTGGAGATGTAATAATGACATCACTCAATGCATCCAGAGTTGTTGTTGCAATACCCTGCAATGGGAACCAAGTGTCTGTGTCTAGGTCGTAGACAAACCCTGGTTTTGGATCGGTAGTGTTAATAGTTGCCATTTGAATCTCCTCTGGTTTATTATATCAGATATTACTCTGATACCCCTTGCCAATTTAATAGTTCTTCATTCCATATATAAGATACAGGGTTTTCTGGGTCAGGGTTAGGGTATGCAACTGGTGAATTCCATTTGCATTTTTCTTCATCCAGTGTCCATGAAGGGTATGGTTTTGGTGGTATAAAAGCATCCAATGTTTCGCTATAACTGTAGCCTATCCCTGCATAATTTTTTCTAAATGGAATTTTATTTTCTCTATGAACACCATCTGCTGTATTGTAAGATGTTCTTTTACATGTTTTCCCTCTAAAATTTCCATACCAGGTCTCAGTGTCTAAACCTTCAATAAGTTCAGTTTCATCAATACCAACAATTACCTCTACTACAATATTATTTTCATCTAAAAATGCATAGTGTGCCATTACCAACTCACATTTCCTGTACCAGAGTTAAATGTATAAATTCTACTACCACCAGAAGTTGTAGCGTTATAACCTATTCCAGCACCAACTGTTAATGCTCTGGAATTTTCAGGATATTTAATTATAATAATTCCTGAACCACCTGCACCGCTTACACCATAAACATTTTGTCCTGGACCGCCACCACCGCCGCCGCTACCTGTTGCAGCAGCACCAGCATTTGCATTATTAAGCATTGTATTAGTTGATCCAGTACCACCATTTCCACCAATACTAGATCCTCCAGCAGCGCCATTTCCAAGGCCATCTCTGCCACCGCCTCCGCCTCCACCTGCATAAAAGTTTGCATTTCCAGAAATTGAGTATTGTTTTCCTAATCCACCAACACCGCTACTTTTTTGAACACCGCCAATACCTCCAGCACCACCACCACCTGCACCGATAAATGGAGGACCACCGCCAGCATTAGCACCTCCATTAAATCCAAATCCGCTTAAACCAGTAAAGTTTGTTTGTGTTGTTGAACCAGATCCTCCGCCACCAGAACCTCCAGAACCGCCAGCACCGTTAGGCTGATGTCCAGCACCGCCACCACTAGCATTTGCAGAACCAAACACTGTGTCAGACCCAACAGATCCTATTGTTTTTAGTGCATTTTGTGCAGGACCACCTGCACCTACTGTTAGTGTGTAGTTTGTTGAAGGTGAAACTGAATATGTTGCACCATATAATAATCCTCCAGCACCACCACCACCTGCACCATCTGCTGAAGCAGTACCTCCTGATCCACCGCTACCGCCACCGCCAACCATCAATATTTCAACCGTGCTTGGTGCTGGTAACTGTGGGGTTGCGCTATTTGATGCAGCAGATGCCGTTGAAGTTCCATTAGCATTTGTTGCTGCAACTGTAAATGTATAAGAAGTTCCATTAGACAATCCTGAAACTGTAATCGGACTTGATCCTGTTCCAGTAAGTGAGCCTGGAGATGATGTTGCTGTGTAGGCAGATACTGCTTTACCACCTGTTGCTCCTGCAGTATATGTAACAGTTGCAGATGCATTTCCACCTGTAGCAGTACCAATAGTAGGTGCCTGTGGAACAGTAGTTGCAGTTGCACTTGCTGCGGTAGATGAATCTCCAGTACCAACTGTATTTATGGCAGAAACCTTATAATAATAAATTTGCGAACTTGTTAAAGATGTATCAGAATATGTTGTAGCAGATGTTCCTGTGCTTGCAACTAGTGTTGAATAAGTTGAGTTATCAGTAGATCTTTCAATTTTATACCCTGAAATTGTTGCACCATTATTTGAAGGTGCCGTCCAAGATAAATCGATTCGTCCATTATTAAATGCTCTTGAAGTACCAAAATCTGTAGCAGTTAATCCTGTTACTTGATTTGGTTTTGCAGCACCAGCAAAGCCAAATGCTTTGTTAGTTCCTGCTCCACGAGTTCCTAGAAATGGCACCCTCTATCCCCCTTATGCAAACTTGGTTTGAGATGCTAATGCTGTATATGTTGCGCTACCAGTTTTAATAAGAGTAATTGAATAAATATCAATACTGTTTATATTTCCAGCAGCGGGGGCAGTACCGTTTTGCCACTCTAGTGTGACTCCAGATGTTGTTCCATCAACTTGAAGTGCTGTCTGATAATATGCTGTACCACCATTTGTTACAAGAAATGCTACAGTAAGTGATTTTCCAGTAGACATAACTGAGTTCATTGTAGTAGAACCATCTCCACGCAAATTAAGTGTCCAGTTGCCTGATGCATTTGATGTGTAATATGTAACTGCACCATTTGTTAAAACATCATAGTTTACTGTACCAGTTGCTGCTGTTGCAGATACCGTCACGTTTTCCATCATCTGCCAGATTGAAGCAGTTCCAGTAATGACTGGTGCCGTTAATGCTGCAGATGTTAAAGTTTTATTTGTAAGTGTTTCGCTACCTGCAACTGTTGCAAAGTCTGCATCTGTTACGGCGGTATTAAACTGTGCAATTGTTCCTGTTACAGTATTTGTTCCAAGTGCAATCGACTTGTTAGTTAATGTTTGTGTACTTGCTGCTGAGTCAACCCAAGCAAGTCCTGAAGTTGTAGAAGAGTTAACATTAAGAACATATCCATTTGTAGATGCTGCACTTAAAATAGTTACATCATCATTTGCTTCTCCAACAATTAAATCACCCTTTGCTGCAATTGCTGCAGTTGGAATATATGGGTTTGATGCAATCTCTGTTGCATCTTTATCTACCCAGATAACACCAGTTGTAAGAGATGTTGTTGGAGCAGAGTTTGTAAATACTGAAGTTGCAGATGTTGGTTGTCCACCTACGCTACCGTCGGAATCTACCCAAATAAAACCATCTGGAATTTCTGGTGGTGTAAAATCTGCTGGTACTGGCTCTGTATTATCTACCTCTCCACCAGATGATGGACGGTTCTCAAGAGCGGTGATGTCTGTCTGAATATCATAAATAGTCTTTGCCATAGAAGGGCTTACAAGTGATGCTGGTGATGTATTAGCAGGGTCATAAGTATATGAACCATAGTGGTATGCACGTAGTGCTGCTTGGATATCTGCTGAATCAGTATACCCTGGAATTGCTGTTGGTATTAACGTACCAATTGACTCTGTTGCCATTAGATCACCTCTTGAAAATTATACCATATTATGATACTGCACCCGCTTCAACAATGGTAATGTTGAAGTGAATTGTAACTGACTCATCTAGTGCCGACCATGCAGCGCCAGCATACTCAACGGCTTCAAGGTTAATGACAAGATTAGTTCCTGCGCCTACTAGTGCTGGAATCTGCATTGCTGAAGCAACTGGATTGGTATGGGCGATGCTGTATTGCACACTAAAGTTATCCGATGTTAGCGGGGTACCAGTAACCGTTACAATATCTGCTACTGGAATAACAACTTCTGCACTGCCTGCCTCAAATGTGACCTGTGCATTTTCTGAATATACTGAAGGATAAATATCAAGTACTTCTACCCAAACATTTCCACCAGGTTCTGATCTATACTGATATAAATATCCTAATTCTCCACCAGGAGATGTATTTATATATAAATCGTTTAAATTTGGGGTTTGTCCAATATTTATTGAGTTTGGATTTCCTACCCCGACAAAAAACTGGCTTCCACGAATTCCTTGTGGTCCAATATCTACAAGAAGTTCAACTATTGCAGGTGGTGCAAAAATTGTAATATCGTCATTATTTAAAACGACATTTGTCATTACGCTGCTCCAGTTACTTGCTCTGTTACCGAGATTGTTCCTGTAACGATTGTATAAATTGTAGAAGGGCCAGAAGTAATCTGTACGTCATAAACATACGACCCAGCATCTAATGTTCCACCAACACCTGGCAAAATTGTGCATGTAACTGTATCGTTTACTGCGCTGACTACTGCCTGTGCTTCAACAGAAAATGCTGGGTTATCTCCACGGGCTGATGCAATAAAAAATTCAGCGGTATAACCAGTTAGATCAAATGCTGCTCCACTAGAATTCTTTGGACGAATAACAAACTCATTTGTATCACCCTTGTAATAACTAAAATTATATGTACCTGGAAATGCCATGTTAGCCCTTTACCTTAAAAATCTTATTGTTTACTTTTACGATAGGTGGAAAATTTGTACGTGTGTCATTAATCTTAATAACTGGCGGTAGTGCTGTCATAGACTTCCTCCTGGAGTAATATCACCTAGTACACATATTGTACCAATAACTGGTGTCCAAATTGTGTCATTTGGCCCATATGTTGGAATTGTTATCTGTAAATCAAATGGCAATTCTGCTACCACTGATTTATATGCTGTTCCCCATTTTTCTGTAAGGCATGAATCTGCTGTAATGACCGCAGAGCCTGTTGTAGCCGTTACTGTTAAAGCATCTAAGACATCACCTGTGGCATCGTATGCTGTGGCCTTATACGTCCAGCCATCGGTGTCAAACGGTGTGGTTTCATCTATCTCTAAGAACTCAACCTCTAGGCTTGCGGTGTCTCCACGCACAACCTTCCATTGTATGCTTGCAGGATCTGCACCATATTTTTGAATTTGCGGGGAACAAGATGAACATGTCATAATTATTGATTATACCATAAATAAAGGCTGAACCCACTAGGGGCAGTGGGGGTGGGTAGAGCAACCTAGTGGGCCAGCGTTTTTATTATAACATTAAATTATATAAATAAAAGTAATTATAACAAAACGTTATATATATGATAACAAAAAGTTATAAACCCAGGGTATTAAGAATTGTTACAAAATTGTTATAAACAACTTTACTTAAAAAGTAGAAATCCAGGGTATTAAGGTGTATACTTAAAATATATAAAGAAAAGAAGTATAAAGTAAGAGGTTTTTAAGATATCTTATATATACTATTTAGAGTTTTTAGATATATACTCTATAAGAATTTCGTACATATGATCTAACTTGTTGTTATACGCTGCTCTAGTTTTAGCAGATCTTTCTTGCTCAAGTTTAATAAATTTAATTTCATCACGCATTGAGGTTCCGCCGTTTGTTTTAGTCTCGGCACGAATATCTTCAATGGCTTCTGCTATGGGTTTAATTTGCATATGAATATACCACCTGATTCCGCCGAGTATAATACCGCTGATTGAAAGCAAAGTAAGTAAGAATCCAGCCCAGTCTTGTGCGGTCATAATAAAATTATTATATCATTATTTGAGATCAAAAATGCTTTTATGCGGCGGTATAAGTCGAAGCCGAAAATAGAGTTACCCAAACCCCCTATAGACAAACAATGTATGCAAGCATACTCTATGTCTAATAAAGGTTAGTTTGCTCTAGTATGTCTGGATTATAACAATTTGTTACATATATACTTTATAACGAAATGTTATATATATTCAAGTATAGGTGATATAGGATATAATCGTTATATGTCCAGCGATGATGTTAAGCCATGGGATTTATTAAATCCTAATTCACCTAGGTCCCAGGAGGAATTGGTTGCATACCGCCTTGAAATTTGTAAGGCATGTCCATTTTTTAGAAAACTTTCTCAAACATGTAGAAAGTGTGGATGTTTTATGACTTTAAAGACTACCCTTAAGAATGCTAAATGCCCTGTGGATAAATGGTGATCCAGAGTTATATACCCTGGCAAAATCTGAATATTATTTTATATACCGCTTTTCTGAAAATCTGTAAAAATTTCCATTTTGGCAAAATCTGAATATTTGTTTGGTTTGTATGATGCGTGATTTCAAAAAAAGAATTGATAATAATTAGTGAGCACACACCTGGGAGGGGGCGTACCCCCTACCCTATACCCTAATCACATTTGCAAGGGTCTATGCGTGTTGTGTTGCCATCAAATAAAATAATTCCCGTATCTCCACAATAGTTACATGTGTGTGCGTACATTGCTGATGTCATTTACTTAGCCTTCTTTCTTTTGTAAATCTTGTAAGCAATTAGCGCAATAGTAGCAGGGGCAAGAAATTGCCATGATAGAGCGATATAGCATACATAGGTATCAAAGACAAAGCCATAGTCATTTAGTTCAATAGTCATTTAGTTAGTTACCTTAATGTCCATAACGTTAGCAGTAAATTTCTTACCCTTGCCTAATTCGCTATCGTTTAGCGTGTTGATTAGATTGTCAATAAACTTAACATCGTTAGCAGTGTTATCGATTGAGATGAGTTTTGAGCCTTGCCAAATTGAGAATGTGATAGTCATAATTAGTTTTCTTCTTTCGTTAGTAGGTATGAGTTATTTAGGGGGCGAGCATTGTTAGAGAACATAGCCTCTATCTTAGCCTTGTTAGCCTCACGCTCTTTTGCATAGCGTTCTTGCTGTTCTAGTCTAATTCTTTCTAGTGTATTCATTTGATGAGTACCTTTCTTTTAGTTTGTATAGTAGTATCCTATACCATAGCCCTGACATTTTCAAGTCTATTTAGGGTGTTTCTCATGTGATTTGTGTCACATTGTTTTACCCTGTTATTTAATTGTATAGGAGTATCCTAACATATACCGCCCCAAAAGTCAAGGCGACACGCCGTGTCTCTGATGTGATGTCCGTCACATGGCCCGGGCCCTGTGGATAACTCTGTGGATAAGTAGTGTGATGCTTATCACAAAAATACTTTGCAGACACGCCCGAGAAACAGGCTAATTTGTCAGACCCCCCTGTTATACTTCTAGTATAAAGAAAATCAAGAAAGGTTCTTGATAAAGAAAGGAATTCACAATGAATTCACTACATGAAAATAGAAACTCTTTAGAGAGTTACTCACAAATCCGTGAGCGTCTTGCAGACAGTATCTGCCCTGAGTGCGAATACGCTTGTTTCGTACATAAAGAAAATTGTTCTAGAAAGGTGGTCAAGTAATGACTACATCAACACTAACAGTATGCAAAGAGCATACACCTATGGTATCTGCTATCTCCTCAGTAGGAGATGAGCAATTCACCTTCTGCCAAGATTGTGAACAAAACATTGAGCGTTACTACTATGATAGTGACCCTGAGCAATTCCCTATGTGGACAGATTGGTATGTATCTAAATGAGTACTTTTGTAAATCTACCCTCAGTATGTGGGGCAACATCAGCAAGCGTTGATGTCTATGACTTAGAACTTAACCCTCATGGGGTTATCTGTTGTGACAATTGCAAATCAATTGTGCTATGCCGTAAGGCTTGGGATTTTCTATACAAGGAGGTTAGCAAATGAAAACTAACAATGAAGTAATTGCAGAGATAAACACTCTTGCTAAAAAACACTATGATGACATGGCACTTGCGTGGTCATGGGGTTGTGCAACAGCACTACTCACAACAAAACAATTAGATTTAATTCTTGGAATACTAAAAGAAAAAGAGGTTGCGTAATGCTAGTTATTCTAATCGCAATAACTTGTTTTGCTTTTGTAATTGCAATTCATAGTTAATAAAAAAAGATCGCAAACTAAAAACTTGCGATTTTTTGCCGGGCCCTCTCAGTTAGTTCTCAGCAATAATGTGTTAAGTATCACATACGACACGCCGTGTTTGGACTTGACTTTTTGACATTTATCGTGTAGTATTCTACTATAACAATTAAATAAAGATAAATCAGGCAGTGAGCCTAGCAAATAAGTGTGATGCAAATCACAATGAGCCTAGCGAATAAATGCCCCGATTTGTCAGCCCCCAATGATAAGATAGTCTTATCAATTAAACGAAAGGAAGTCACTCAATGACTTACACTGTAAAACTAGAAACCTTTTCAGGTTCTACCAAATCAATCTCGCTACCTTCTAAAGGTGCGGTTGCTCAATTCGTAAACGAATACCCTAACACTTTACCTGTTGGCGTATCTGTAAAAATCGCTTGCGATACTCTTGGAATTACTGGAACACTACGAGGAAAGGCTGTACTATAAATGACAATCAAAATCGAACACAATCTAAAATTCGTAACTGAATTTCAAGAGGACCACCCTGTAACTATGCAAATGCTAAACCTTCCTGAGTCGATGCGTGTTGTTATGCTAGAGTCAATGCTAAAGGAATTACTTGCTCCACGCATCCAGCCAGCGCTAGATGAAATAAATGCAGGTGGGTCCTATGCAATTCTAAAGGTGGCAGACTAATGATGACACGCAAAGACTATGTAGAAACTGCAAAAATTCTAAATCAGTTTTCAGATACTATTGACTCACACGTTTTTCAAGATTTAGTTTTTGAATTCAGTGAGTGGTTTAGTGCAGACAATCCAAGATTTGATGAAAATAAATTTTGGGATGCTTGCACAAAAACTTATGAGTTAGCATAAAATAAAAAACCTAAGCAAGTTTTAAAACTGCTTGATCTTTTCAAATAAAAATGCCCGGCGCGGTCGGGCGTGTCGCATGTGAGATTTATCACATAGGCTGAGCGTCTCATTATTTAAGATTACTTAAAAGTAACTTGAGATTTTTTGTCTAATAGGCTAGACTTACATAGTAAGAAAAAATAAATAAAAGAAAGTCTATTCTCTTACGGCGTGTCTAACCGAAAATGTCAGACACCCATGATAGGATAGAATTATCACCAAAAAGAAAGAGGTTGGCAAATGTCAGCAAATGTCTATACAATAGAAAACCTACTTGTAGGAAAAATGTATCGCTCAAAATCTCTTACAGGAGAAATAATCTCAGCGGAAAAAGATAATTCCGTATGGTATGCGGATTGCGATACTTATTTGGTTGAGGTGCGACCACTTTATTCTGCACCACTAAATTTAAAAGATACTTACCGCTATTTAGCAGTAAAGACAGGAGAATAAATAAATGGGAAACTTAATTGAGGCACTTGTTGATTGTGTCGATTGTAATGATGAGGGAGTTATCTTTTGGGGTAACTCAGCGGGAGAGTACGACTCAGAATTTTGTGAGTGTGCTAAAGGTCAAGAGACAGAAAATTACTATGTCGAATGGTATGCTAGTAATGAATTAAACGAATACACATTGGAGAATGCATAATGGAATACTTATACTCACTTACTACTTCCTATGACGGAAAACTTGTTAATGCCGTCAAAAGTGTTGATTTGCTTGACATTGTTAATGCATGGAATAAATGCGTTGATAGTGGAGATGCAAAAGAATACGCCACTTATAACTTGTCAGACCCTTCAGGCAAGATGCACACAAAAACTTTTTACACCAACGGAGAGGTAACAATACGATAATGGGAAGCAATTTCGCAACAGACTTAGCAGAAAACATTGACATAAGCCTTGAGCAGGCTATTGGTTATCACTTGCAGGGTAATCACTATCCACCCGTACCACTTAGCATGGTTCCAGTATGCATACAGGCACTTGATTTTGCTAATGAGGATTTGTGGGATGAAACTATTGAAATGCCTGATGGTATTTTATACAAGGGCAACACCGCTGCACCTGTATGGGCTATCATTGAGCAACACCACTTACACGCATGGCTACCTGAAAACATTGAATACTATAATGAAGATGAAGGATTTGAATTGGGATTGGGGCTAGAATAAAATGACTGCTACAATGATAAACATGGAATTAGTTAAAGCCGATACACTAACTGCAGACTCACTAGAAATTGGTGATCTAATTAGTTACAATGATGAAATTGTTGAAGTGCTATTTATTGAAAGCGATTCAACAGGAGATAACTATGATGTGCAGATTGTAAATGATTTTGGTGAAAAAGAAATTATTCAATTTGCATTTGATGATGCAATTGATTGGTACGTTCCAATTCAATAAATGGGGCCCGGCCCGTGTGATCTACACCACAATTAAGAAGATTTGCTATTTTTTCCCATTTCTGCTAAAATTATTAGATGAAGAAAAGTGAAGAGGAATTACGACGTATACAAGAATTACGGCGATCTAATGCTGCTTCCCCAATTCCTAACAAGAAAAAATACAATAGAAAAAAATGTCAGTCCTTGATGTTAGAATTAAAGAAAGAAAGAGAGTAGCCCTATGACTAAACTACTAAGAAGCAAAGATAGAAAGGTAGCCAACCTTGTCACACCAAATGGAAAACAAGCAAGCATTGCCAACACTTTCGGATTACCCGCAGGAAAGGCTTATTCATGTCCTGGAGCGACTAGCGTATGCGAGAGTGTTTGTTATGCTGGGAAACTTGAAAAGGTATTCCCAACAGTAAAGAAAAACCTATTGCATAATTGGGAGTTATTGAAAGACGCAGACCATGACACCATGGAAGCATTGCTAGAAGAAATGATAAATGATTTCAAGAATGATTGTGTAAGGCGTGAAGCCCCTATGCTATTTCGTATTCATTGGGACGGAGACTTCTTCTCAGATGAGTATGCGTTTGCATGGAAGCATGTCATTCTTAATAATCCTGAAATTCAATTCTGGGTGTATACCCGTGTAAAGTCTGCCGCCGTAATGTTGAAGGGTATTGATAATCTATCTTTATACTATTCAACAGATAGCGAGAATAAAGATACAGGTATTGAACTTAAAAAAGATCATGGAATTAAATTAGCATACCTTGCTAAAAACTTTCTAATAGGACAAGCAGACTTAAAGGCATTGACTAATAGACCTGGGGCTAAGTGTCCTGAAAACCTAAAGGCTATTCCCCTTATCTCTCAACAGGGTAGTGCTTGTGTGTCTTGTTCATTGTGTGTTTATAATAAATCAGACATAGTATTCTCAGCGACAAAGAAGTAACTTGACAGTACCGCTGGAAATTGGTAAAATGAAAGAAACAAGGGAGAATAATGGAACTATTTATAATGGGCTTATTAGTCTTTATCTTGCTATCCGCAGGCATGGGGCATAGAAAGTGACCCAAATCACACCCCCTAGCGTCTCACATAGTGAGAAATACTAGAAATGGATTTGTATTTTTGGTATTTTTTGGCTATACTTAATACATAAGCAAAACAACCTAACAGAAGGAGAAACAAATGACAGTAGCAGTATCAACATACAAGGTAGGCGACCTCTACACAACACAGAAGTCAAAGGTCACAGGTACAATTCTTGAGATTGCACCAACTAACAAGAACACAGTTCGTGTAAAGTTAGATGTAAATGGCAACACACGCTGGACAACTTGGAAGGCATAAGCCAACTATTCCTGAGCATGAAGTAAAACTGCTCAACACAACCCCCTAACCAACACACCAAAGAAAAGGAAAATAAAACATGGCAAGAAACGGGAAATCCATCTCAGTAAAAATCGCAACACCAAAGGTAATCAAGGCACTAGAAGTTCGTCTAGCAGAACTAGAAAAGAACTATGCTAATCAAGAAACAAATGAAGCAAAGTACAAGAAGGCTTATGAGAAGTGGCAGAAGGAACTTGTTGAGTATGCGGTAGCAAACATCAAGAAGGCAGAGAACTTTCGCACCAACTATCGTTCTTGGAATAATCAACTAAACATTGACTTTGACCTAACAGTATCCAAAGATGGTCTGCCAGTAGAGCCTGAGCGTGACTTTGAGCAGATGGGTTCTCATACATACAAGGAACAAAAGCAAGAAATCGAAAACGCAATTCGTATTCTCAAGATGACAGATGAGGAAACAGTTAATACTAGCACTTACAATGCTATTGCTCGTTATCTCTAATTAGATAATAAACGACCTGAGTATGTCGCTAAACTGCTCAGCCTTACCCCTTGCGTTTCACGCTATGGTTAGCAAGGATCCCCTAGGGGTATGGCACAATTTGTCAGCGGTACCTAGTACAATTAAATTAACCAACTAACAGAAAGAGGCCCCCATGGACCAACAAAAAGACACACACTACATGACACGAGAATTTCTTGAGTCTAAGTTAGTAGAAAACACAAACCGTATCAAGCAACTTGAAGAGCACATCCAAACAGTAACTCAGCGCTCATACGGCGAGGCTGCAGAACGTTCACGTATGCGTAATGAAATGCAAGAGTGGACCTTGGAAGCGCTAGAGAATGGCACTTTTGATGAAGGCGTTGCAGAAGAGATTGCAAACATTTGTGGTTTTGAATTAACAAAAGAATTTGAATTAGAAGTTACAGTTCAATATTCAATTACAGTCAATGCTCGTGATGAAGAAAGTGCACAGAACTTAATTCATGATATTGATTTTGATTCAGTTTCATATGGTGAAGAAGTAACTTACTTATCATCCAGTGTTGACAGAATAGATATTTAGTAGGGGGCTACTAATAAATCCTGAGCACGATTTAAAACTGCTCCTAATTTTTATTCATGCCGTTGCATAAAAATGCGGGCCGGGCCCGCTGTGATATTGATCACAATTAAGAAATGTCCGAATTGTCCCATGATTAAGTATCCTGATTTGCATTTGTCAGTCTGTCCTGTTATACTTAAATCTCATCACAAAAGAAAAGGAAATAAACTCATGGCACATGAACTAGAAACACAAAATGGCGTAGCATCTTTTGCATCATTTCGTGAACCTGCTTGGCATGGATTGGGTACCGTATTTACAGAAGAAAAAACAACAAGCGAAATGCTTGCTGCTGCCAATCTAAATAATTGGAATGTTCGTCTGGAAGATTTGGAAACCCCTACACATCTCACAAGCG